GACCGCCAAGAATAATGTGTGATTGTTCATCTGCAAGGGTGTATGCGCCCACAGGTAAATTCATTCTGAACTGCAAATCTTTGAACACTACATTTCTTGTTGGTGTTGCATTGTTGGTGTAGTTTATGGTGAACATACCATCGTAAGCACCTGGTCTTGGATCAGTTCCTGCAATTTGATGAATAATCGCATTCCAACTCTCGCCAATCAACTGTGTGTTGCTTGACAAGTCAACATGAGTAATTTCATAAGTTCCATCAGGAAAATACAAAGTTCCACCAACATTTGCGGCTGCTTGAATTGCGGCAGTGTCATCTGTTACGCCATCACCAACAGCACCAAAGTCTTTGACGCTGACATATTGAGACAATTTAAATTCAACGTTTGTTTGAACTCCACCAATAAATGGAGGATCGTAAACTACACCTTCCGCATTGATAATATTTCCATATCGCTCAGTCGCAGATGGTGCGCTATATACCACACTACCATTCTTGTTTTGCACTTGAATGCTGTAATTGCTGTTAACGTAAATTCTTGCTGGTGTGCCTTGATAAACAGGATAACCCCCACTCGTGCGGATGGGCTGAACAGCTGTGATAGTCAGAGCAGCATCCCAATAGGCAACAATCGGATTTGTAATTGGATTTAGATTGACTGCGCCAATCCAGATGTAACCATCTTCAAGCGGTTGTCCATCAGCATCTGCAAACGCTGGATATGGTGGTTGAACTGATAGTGTTGACATTTATTTATTCCCCAAAGGTTGCAAAGCCTGTCGAACCCTGTTTCTGACTTCACGATTTTTGACGTATTTAGATGCTTCTCTCAAAGCCGTAACTGCTGGCGCTGGTATTCCAGTTAAACCAAAAGTCATTACCGAGTCTAAAGCAACTTGCAAAGCTGATGCTGTATTTGAAAAATTTATTGCGCCAGGTGGTGCTGTGTAAATATCAATGGCTATTTCGCCAAGGTCTCGGATTTGCTGGGCTTGCTTTTTGCCATATAGACCTTCGAGCTTGCCTTCTCTATCCAAAGAACGAATGACGCTGTTTAGTTTGTCAGGTGAAACCAATGCTTGTCCACGTTCATCCCTTTGGGCTGTTGACAAGGATTTATTGATAATGTAACGAATTGTGTTGGACTTCAATTCATTCCATGCTTGCTTACCTTCAGTCCCTGCTGTGAGCAAAGTTTTCCTAACTTTATTCATTTCTTCAAGTGGGGCATTGATAATGATTTTGTCAAAGACATCATCAAAGGCAATAACACGTTCATCCGTGCCTCGCTTGGTTGACAAAAGTTTTGCTGTCAATCCTACGTTTTCAAACTCGTTGGCAAAATCTTGACGCAGTTTACGGGCTGCCTTGTAAGATTCCCCACCTTTGCCTTCAGTTCCAGCATCAATTGCGGAATTGATTTTTCTTGCCATCAAAGACTCACGCCTATTTGTCCAGTCAGTGGCCTCATTGACAAATTGTCTCAGCAATTCAGTATCGTCAATGGATTTGGCTTGTGCAATCAAATTGCCATCTGCATCTTCTACCAATACACCAAGCCTAATTGCTTCTTTGCGAATTGGTGCAACATTTGGCGCAACGCCTTCAAAACGCTGAACATCTGCCGCAGTTGTTGCCAACTCATTCAAAGTAACTGGCTCAAGCATAGAACCATCTTCTCTAGCCTTGGTATAGGCATCACGAATTTTTCTTCTTTGTACTTCTGCTTTATTAACAACGGCTTTATCTACAGCTTTGCCAATATCTCTTGCGTCTGCCAGCAATGGCTCAGTACGGTCAACCATTGCATCAAATTGTTGAATTAAATTTGCTGTTTGATTGCTTACTCGTTCACGCAAAGGTGCGCCAGCCTCACCTAACTTGGCAGTCTCTTTTTCAAACTGTAGGTCTGCAAAATTTCTTGTCCTCTGACCAGCAGTTAATCCAGCAGGGCCTGTAAAACCTAATTGTTCCGCAACCGTTACTCTTTGTAACTCTGCTGGAGTTGCTGCCGCACCTACAGAAACCCTCGCACCAGCCGCTGTTGGGGTTGGTGTGATCTCCATACCCAAAGCCTCACGAACGGCTGTTGTAGCCGCTTGTACAGGCTTTGCAATGGCCTCTCCAGTTGCTTGTGCCGCTTGCCGTGTCGCAGCCGCACCACGCTGGGCTGTTGCCTGAGTAATTGGGGCGGCACTTCTAATTGCTTGTGTGGTTGCAGTAGGTGCTGCAATAGTCGGCAAAACAGGCGGTAAAACTTCACCTAAAAATTGACCAGTAGCCTGCACCATTTCTTGGCCTGCTTCTGTCCTTGGTTGATAAGTTAAAGCCTGCGCTCCTTCTGCTGCGGCTCTTTCAACTGCACGGGCCGCTTGTGGTGTGCCAAACTCACCCGATAAAATTTGCTCTGTCAGACCTTTGCCAGCGCCAATAATTGTCCCTACCGTACCGCCTGTGGCGGCTGTACCCAAAGTCAAGGCGGTTTCACCAGCACCAATCACACGATCTAGAATACTTGGTGCTTTTGGTGCAGGAGCAAGTTGCTGTCGAGTACGAGCAGTGGTTTCTTCTGCTTTTGCAATTTGATAAGCCTGCGCCACAGTATCAAACGCAGGCGTACCACGTTTATCCGAGTTTCTTACAATCCATGCTGCGTATTCGTCTGCGGTTGCCATTTATTGACCTCCAGCCAAAATTGCATCTGCCGCTGATCGAATGTTATTTTGTGCTGCCATTGGTTGCGGGCTTCTAGGTGTTGGGATTTGTTCAACTAATGATGTTTGTGTTCTAGGGTCATATTTTTTCGTTACATCATCAATAATTCGTGTTGAAAAATCATTGAAATTTTCACCTGCTTTTGCCGCATAGTCACCAGCAACAAAAGTATTCTTAGCTCGTGCCAAAGACCCATTATTGTTGGTCAGCCAATCTGTTTTGGCGTTATTGATTGAAGCATCAATGTCTTGTAACTTAGCCATGCCACGCAAAAAGCTCGACAAATCTGAGGCTGATGCGGTCTCGCTTGGGAAACCACGCAATGCCAAGGCAATGTCTCGATCAGTTGCAGGGCCTGGTGGTAAGGATTTTATTGCCGCTGTATTTCTAAGTCGTGTGTATTCTTGGCGCAGTTGTGTCATGCCGCCTTGAAAACCAACACCCCTTTTCAGATAGTCAGATGCACTTGAAAAAACACCATAACCACCACCCTCGGCTTCAAGACGTTTTGCTAGATCATTAAATTGACCAGCAGATTGTTTAGATGTTGCCGCTGAAACAGCAGATTCATTTATCAGTTTCTTTGTATCTGCTGGCACTTCATTTAATTTTTGACCAACAGATGCTAATTTCTCAGCCACAGTTGCGGCAACTTCTTGTGTTTTTAAATTTAGCTGTGCTGAACGATCACTAATTTGGCTTTTCAGATTTTTAACATCCCAATTGCTTTTCTCAAGAATTGCAAGTTGTTGCTGTTCTGCAAACTGTGCCTCTACTTTGGCTTTTTGTGCATCTGCTACTGCTTTGTCTGCATCAGCTTTTGCTCTCTCTGGTGCATTTTTGGCTGTTTGCTGTGCTGTGGTGGCATCTGCAACGGCTTTGTCTGCTTTGGCAATAGCTTCTTTTAATGCGCTTGGCTGGAGGGCTTCTGCCCTTTGTGTTGACAATGTCTTATCAGCATTATCAAGAAAATCTTTACCACCAGGCAATCCAGCAATAGTCAACGCAATCGTTGTCTGCGCTCCTGTTGGGTTGAGTCTAATAAGATTTGAAAGATCATCATAACCCTGCGCTTCTTTTTCTCTGCCAGCATTTCTAAGTGCTGTGGCTTGTTCCTTGAGTTGCATTTCAGCAACTGGCAAATTTCCAGATTTAATGGCTGTGTAAACCTGAGTGCCTTGTCGTAAAGTGTTTTGTTGCTGTTCTTTTGTTTGAGCCTCAAAACCAGACAACACTGTTGCGGCTTGATCTTTAGGCAAAAAGGCAGTAACCCGTGCGTAATCTGTTGCTGTTGCGTTTGGGTTTTTAAATAAATTTGCAAGTTCAGTTTGAGCTGCTTGTGCTTGCTCTAATGCTTTGCGTTCAAGTTCACGCCTTTGCTGTGTTGCTTGTATTTCAGCAACTCCAGCACCAAGTTTGAATCCACCTAAAGCAGATTCAAATGGACTTTGCACATCCACTGTGTAATCAATCGGGCGCACTAAAGGGTTAATCGTTGCCATGTTCTAATCCTTAAAACCCAAGTCCTGGAGTTTTTCCTGCACCATATTGGAAACCTAGCAGTTGACCAGGCAAGTTAAATAATTGTCCATAAGCCCTTGCTTGACCGATCTCACCACCAGCCCGTGCCGCACCCTGTTGAGCAAGTAAATTTGCCACATTTGTGCCAGTAGTTATGCCTTGTGCGCCAACACCAGCGGCAGATGCTTGACCTATTTTTAGCAAATTAGCTTCTGTTTCACGACCAATATCTGAGAAACCACCAAGTCTTCCGTATTGCCGCTCAATTTCCTGTTCCAACATTTGTGGTCTAAATTGAGCCAATGCCGCTTGGATATTGCCACCACGCAATCCACCTGTGGCAGATGCACGTTGCAATAACGCTTCTTCACCAGATCGCACTCTGGCTTGAAAACCACCACCCTGTTCAATTTCTGCAATCGCTGCAGCCTGTCTCTCAGGGCCAAGAACACCCGCTAATGCTTGTTGTTGTTCAAATGCTTTTGGCCCTGCTTCACCATATGCTTGATAACGAGCCATTGCTGGCGCACCAACCTCTACATAGGGTTTCAATATCGCCTGTAAAGCATCAAACTGTCTGCGTTGTTCCTCAATGCCTGCTTGAGCTGCACCAGACTGAATATCTGCCGCTGAACCTGCGGCTTTGGCTTGCATTGAACTTCCGATAAGTTGGCTTCCACCAACGACTAGGGCTGTTATTGGATCAGGCATCGCCAAACTCCTTCATGTAATCTTCAAAAGTTTCGCCATACAAAGCCATCACATGATGACCATATTTTGTGGCATATCCAGCTCCATGAACTAGCGAAACGGTCATTAAAATCAAGTCGTAATATCCAGCTCGCCAAACAAACGATTTGGCATCTGCCTGTTTATTGCGCTCTGCCGTGTCCGAGGCTTGCCACTTGAGAATCATTGTCGCCAGCAAGGGCGTTAAATGGGCGCTGTGGGCAATAAAAAATGTGTTCTGGTGCATACCCACCAATGTATTCCAAATGGTGGCATTGAGGTCTTCTCGTGCCACTTGATCGCCATCGGCAACATCATCAAAGACTTGGATTGCATCAAAGACCATAAGTAGCCACTCTACGGCTGGCGTAGGTAGCATAAAAACCTTTGTCAGGTTTTCTCGCAGTCCATTGGTCATCCAAAACTCCTAGATAGGGTAGGCCGCTGGATGCCAGAACTCAGCGGCTTGATTTTCGCATAAATTGGGAAAAGGTCAATCCTCATATTCTCTGTCTTCCCAAGCCTGACAAACCCGCATATCGTTACAGATAAAGTTCAGCTTTTCGCAATGACCCCTGAATCCTGCACCCTTGTCATAAGCTGCCATTGGGATGCGCTCAATTCTGACTTGGGTCATGAAGCTGTTATCGTAATACTCGCAGTTTGAGCAATGCTTGCGTCTTGCGTCTTTCTCATCGCATTGCATCGCCTCTGCCAAACCAGCGTAAAACTCCTTATTTGCGCCAGGCTCATTGGTTGGCATTTCAGGGCCATAGTTCCAATCAGCAACAGCAACGGCATAGTTCTTTTTATTCTCTGCGTTGGTCAAAAATTCTTCTTCCATCGGCAAGCCATTAAAGCCCCGTGGGATAACCATAAATTCTTTCATTTCTAGCTCCTTTAAGTAATTTCACGCCCACTGGCACGGATGGTTAAAGATGTGGCTGCGCTGGCAATGGTGGATATGAAACTACCAGACTCCAGTGCTTGACCAACCAATTCAGGGAATGTATAGGTCTCATCCGGTGCAATGCTTCGAGTGTCCACAATCAAGTTGGTCGTTCCTGCTGTGCCGCCACTTGTCACCAAGTTAACGCTGATCGTGACATTTCCTGCCGTTGTATTGGTGGCAGTGAATTTGTCAATGATCGCTTTACAGTTCACAGCGGTGTACTGCGTTGTCTGTGTACCTTCAGCCTGTTTTGGTGGTATCAGCACCTTGATTGATACGGTCATTTAATACTCCTTATGTGGCTTCGCCACCACTTGCAATGATTGTGAGGCCAGTTGATGCTGCTTGAATTTGAATAGTATCGCCAGCGTTCAGTACCTCAATGCCGTTGTATTGCAAGGCATTAGCAGTTGGCACAGGCACATCGTATAGAAAAGCATTTCCAGTTCCAGCCGAACCTGCCGATGGCACTAAAAATACACGCACATTGATGTCGGCTGCCGTTGTGTTGGCAATGCTGAATTCTTTGAGCAACGTGCGTGTGTTGGCTGGCACTGTGTAAAGCGTAGTCACACCAGTGGTGATGGCGGCTTGGCCTAATTTAACAGGGGTAATTACATCGAAAGCCATATCAGCACCTGATTAGATCGTACCCTTGGGGTTTGGTTTGCATACGGCAAGATGCCATTTACATCATGCTCCAGTTCGATATTATTACGCACAGGGGCAAGTGCAAGCAAATCTAATGCTTGTGCCAATCTTGGAATGGCATCCAGTGTCTGTTGCACTTTGGCATTCAAGACTGCATCATCATTTGCGGTACTTTGCGCTAAAGCAGAAATCTGCGTCAATGCCTCGTTTGCTGTTGCCGCTGCCGTGTCTGCTTGATACTCAAAGTCAGTCCCGACAATAACCTGAAGTTGGTCAACAGTGGAAAATAGCAATTCAAACTGTCTGATCTGTTGCTGATCGGTCAGAAACTCCGCAAGCTGGTCACGGGTCAGATTTAACTTACGGGAAACAGGTGCGGTTGCCATCAGTATGCCAATGCCTCAATCTGCGCCTCAAGGCGAACATAAGACACATGAGCATCACTATCGCCACGGAAACGCTGTATGCGCCAGTTCCTCATGTGACCCTGCTGAAACCAAGCAAGGCGCTTATTGCGATTGCCAATCGTGCCAACAGAGATAAACTTTTCCTGTGAATAACTCTGTCCATCCAAAGAGTAACTTGTGCTGATTTTTGGGTTTTTGCCCAATGCAATGCTACCCGTTAGACTGACAAGTTCCATCTCGTTAAAGATTGCCCCATTGCTTTCGTTGTAGACAATCAGTGTGCCGAACTCCCAATACACTTGCTGACCCCAATGGTGTCCTGTATCTTGAACCAAGTAACCGATATTGGTGGATTGCGGGTCTCCAACCATCCACTTGTCGTACACCCAAACTAAGTTTCTGGCTCGGTACTGTGCAAATCCAGCAAGGGTTGTGGTCAGGGTGAACCAGACGGGAGTCTGTAATGCCTCAGATGCGGATGCGTCATAAACTATGGTGCGGTCAGGCAAATGCACATAAAGGTGTTGATGACTCTTATCGTTTCTCGCCTCTAACTTAACCAAAGTCAATTGCGCCTCAGTGTATTCAAGCAAAAGATTGTCGATTTCTTGAGTGCTTATTTTTTGTGCAACAGCCGAAGCGCCTACATAGATGCTTGGTGCTTCATTCCTGCCACTTCCTAAAAACGCAATGCGTTCAATAAAAACACAGCAGGCAAATGTCCCAACAACTCCCTTTTGGATTTGTGCGCCATCAATTCGTGCAAATGGGAATAACTCACCACCCACGTTATCGAATACCTCAATCGTATTGCGGTTCAATGCGTATATTTCGTTTCGTAACTTCAACAGCGCAACCACTGGGTCGGGGTCAACTTCAGAACTACCATATTTCAAAGGATTGACTTGTGTTGGGTCTGTCAGTTCTGTGACGATCAAAAACTCG